CGGGAAATTATACCGCTGGAGATATTGAGTTTCTTTCATACCGTTACCGTCTCACCGTTTGGGGATAAGGAGAAAAATGAGCTACACAGTTACCTCGGACAATTTCGAGGCGAAGAAAAAAGGTGAATCAATCACCGAAAAAGAATTGCTTGAACTAGGACTGAACGCAGATGCCCTAGTTGCAGGCGAACATCTAAAAAAATCAGCACAAACTAAACCAGCAACAGTAGAGGAAACAAAATAAATGGCCCGTATAGTCCTAACAGATGCTTCAGTTGTAATCAATGGCATCAATTTGAGCGAGTTTATTACGAGCGTGGCACTTTCAACCAGCGAAGATGTGGTTGATACTACAGGTATGGGTTCCGCTGGAGCGCGTACGCGTATTAGTGGCCTTGCTGATAACTCAGTTACATTTGAGTTCAATCAAGATTTTGCAACATCTGCACCTGAAGTAACAATCAATGCAGTTGGTTCATCACTTGTTGGAACAAATGTAACTTGTGTAGTAAAGCCAACATCAGCAGCGGTAAGTGCAAGCAATCCTAGCTTTACATTTTCAGCCGTTGTTGCCGAATGGCAAGCCCTTTCAGGTGCCGTTGGTGAGTTAGCCACAATTTCAGCAACTTGGCCTATCTCAGGCGTAATCACAAAGGCGGTTTAATAAATGCCACGCTTAGTATTAACAAACGCTTATATTGTCTTTGCAAGCAACGATATTAGTCAATATGTGACCTCAGTAAGTCTCGCAACGAGTTATGATGTTATTGATACCACAGGTATTTCAACAACAGGTGCAGCTCGTACTCGCGTTGCTGGTCTTGCTGATAATTCAATTACACTTGAATTTAACCAAGATTATGCAGACAATGCACTTGAAGAACTAATTAACGGAACCAATACAACAAATGGAACTGTTGGCTTAGTTGTAGCAATGGAAATTCGTCCAGTTAACACTACAGTGAGCGCAAGCAACCCGAAATTTACCTTTAATGCGCTTGTGGCCGAATGGCAAGCCGTTTCAGGTGCAGTGGGCGATTTGGCCAGTGTCAGCGCGACTTGGCCGATCTCAGGTCCAATTACAAAATCAATAACACCGTAATCTACTAAGGGGGAAAAGATGGATGGATTAGCAATAAAAGTAAAGACAACTGATGGTGTTGAAAAGTCATATAAATTAACACCACGCGTTATTGTTGCTTTTGAACAAAACTTTGGCGCAGGTATGCCCAAGCTTTTGGGAGAGCAACAAAAAATTGAGCATCTCTATTGGCTTGCTTGGAAATGTCAACAAATAGATGCTCAAAATAATGGTGGTACACCTGTTAAATTATTTGGTGATCAATACCTAGATACAATTGTCAGCGCCGAATTGGATGCTGATAGTTCTTTCGAGTCCACCGCAACAGCCTAACTTATACGGTTGCTGCGGTGGCCTGCGAAACTGGCATTAGCCCAATTGATTTATTAGATGCCCCTGAAGGTATCTTTGAAGCAATGATGATTTACCTAAAGGAACGAGCTAAAGAAAATGGCTGATGATGTAATTGTTTTGACTGGCATCAAAGAAACCATTGATGCGCTAAAAGAGTTTGATAAAGATGCGGTTAAACGCTTCAATAAAGTTATCAATACTGAACTTGCTGGCGCTCAACGCGATGCTCGTAATATCATCAGCGATAAACCACCGATGAGTGGTTGGCGTAAGGCAGATGCTGCCAAAGGCCGTGTTCGCGGGGGTAAAGGTTGGCCAGGTTGGGATGCTGGTGAAATCAAAAGCAAGATTACAAAGACAAAAGCCCAGGGCAAAGTTCGTAGTGATTACACAACAAGTGCTGGTGCGTTGTTAAATAAGTCTGCAGCAGGTGCAATTTTTGAAGTTGCTGGAAAGAAAACTAAGGCAGGATTTGGTAGGACTTCATCCGATCAATTCCTGCGCACTCTTGGCAACAGATTTGGCAAGGCTTCGCGTGTAGTATGGCGCGTTGTTGATAAAGACAGAGCAAGAATTGAAGCAAATGTAAATCGTGCTTTAGAACAAGCAAAGATTGATTTGCAAAATCATCTAAACAAGGAGCGTGCATAAATGGCAGTTGGCGCAGTTGTTGCCCGCATCCTCACCCAGTATTCTGATAAAGGTTCAAAAGCTGCTCAAAAGGATATTGCAAAACTTGGTAAAAACATTGATAGTTTTGCCAAGAAATCCACAAGAGCATTTGGAATTGCAGCAGCAGCATCAGCAGCCCTTGCACTTAAAATTGGCAAGGATGCAGTTCAGGCAGCAATCGCAGATCAAAAATCTCAAGCATTACTTGCAAACTCTTTGCGTAATACTGTTGGTGCAACCGATGCTGCAATAGCAGGTACTGAAACTTATATCACTGCAATGCAAAAGCAATTTAATGTTGTTGATGATGAATTGCGCCCTGCTATGGCGGCTTTGACTGCAGCAACAGGTTCAGTTACTGCCGCACAATCTTTAATGCAAACTGCACTTGATGTTAGTGCAAATGCAACTGTTGATCTAGGAACGGCAGTTGCTGCAATTATTGCTGGTACACGCGGTCAATTCAAAGCACTTGGAAAATTAGTTCCTGGTTTAGACTCAGCAACACTTTCAACAAAAGATTATGGCAAAATTCTTGATAAAGTTGGCAAAATTACTGCAGGTCAGGCAGCAAAACGCGCCCAAACGCTTGAGTATCGTTTAATCGGCTTAAAAATTGCCTATGGCGAAATTGTTGAAACTCTTGGTTATGCCCTTTTGCCTGTCATTGAAAAGTTTGCAACAACAATCTCAACAAAGGTTTTGCCACAAATTGAAAACTGGGTAAATACTAACAAAGACAAGTTAGCAGCTAGTTTTCAGATCGCAGCAGATTTTGCAGTAAAATTACTTACAGTTGCCATTTCATTTGGCGATTGGATTTCCAACAATATGGGCATCGTAAAGACAATGGCACTTTTAATTGCTGGAATGTTTGCAGTAGGTCGCGCTTCAGCTTTTATTATTATGCTTGGCCAAGTTACTGCAGCGATGGCAACCCTTCGTGCTACCGCAGCAGGTGCAGCAGTTGCATCAGCATTTGCAACAGGCGGTGTAAGCGCAGTAGCAGGTGCGGCAGCAGTTGCAGGTATTCTTGCAGCAGTCGGTGTAGCAGCGATGGCACCAGGAACTACTGCAGGTGGTAGTGGTAAAACTACGGCAGCAACAGGCGGCAATCCATTGCCTAAACTGGGAGCAAGTGGGGCGCAAAGAGGTAAAGCGCCAGCGCTAGGATTTCCTAATAATTTTGGTTACAAAGCACCATCAATAGCAGTTCCAGGGGCAGATAAAACCCTTGAAGCATTTCTTGCAGCACTTAATAAGAACACAACTGCAACTAATAAAAACACAAAATCTGTAATGGATATTGCAACAGAAAACGCAATGAAAGAACTTGCAGCACGCCAAAAGGCGCTTTCAGGTTCATCTTCAATTGCAATTGGTGGCGGTGGCAAGATGTATGGCACCCGCAGCGCTCAAGGCACCATTCAGGTAAATGTAAATGCTGGCGCAGTTGTTGGCTCAACAGATGCGTTAGTTGAAGTTGTTAAAAATGGATTAGAAACTGTTAACCGCCGTAATCGTGGCAGTGGCGGTGGTCGTTATGCTGCGATGGTGGCTCTCTAATGCCAGCATTTGATGGAGTAACTTCACCCAGTATTGCGGTGCAGTTTTTCAAAAGCGGAAGTTGGACTTCAGTAACAGTTACAGATGTGGTTCAAATTGATTTTCGCCGTGGCCGTGAGCGTGCAGATTTGCGCGATGAGGCAGGTTTTGCAAGTATCGTTTTTAACAATACAAGCGGTATTTATGACCCTGATAACACCAGCGCTTCAAGTCCGTGGGTTGTTGGTGGTCAAAGCATTTTGCGCGATGGCTTGCAAATGCGCATTGTGGCTACTTGGAACTCAACGGCTTATCCATTGTTTTACGGCTTTCTTGAAAACAATTTTACCAATCAGGGTTACTTGCCAAATGTAACAATGACTTTCTACGATGGCATTGGCTATATTGCCGATGCGTTCGCACCAGCTTTGGCCACTGCCGCAAACTCAGAAACGGCAGCAGTTCGAGCAGGTCGGATGCTAGACATTGCAGGATGGCCAAGCGGTGCAGGCCGATCACTTAGTGGTTCAGTTGTAATGCTGGCAACGGTACAAAACCGTGGATGTATGGAAGCGATCACCGAGTGCATTGATTGCATTTCAGGCCGTTTTTACATTTCAAAATCAAATGTCGCAACACTGGTGCCATTATCCGATAAGTTCAGCCGCCCAACTCAATTGCTTTTTAGCGATTCAAACGCATCTAACACGGTTACTTACCAAGATTTAATTACAAACCCAGGCACAAAATATGTTGTCAATCAGGCAATCATTATGCGTGGAGATAACAACCAAGTAACCTCAACATATAATCCAAGCAAAAATGCCTATGGTGTTGCAAAGAAAGAAATTTTTGCACCAGTTAGCACGAATACTAATGCAACAAACTTAGCTTTGTATGAATCACGCAAACTTGCAACACCTGATACCTATGTTGAGCGTATTGATTTTAACGGCCTTGTCGTTGCTAAAAATGGTTTGCTTTATCCTGATTTTCTTTCAACAGAGTTAGCAGATCAGGTAAGTGTTCAGCGCACAACCTATGATGGCCGATCTTTGCAATGGAACCTTGTGGTTGAAGGTATGAAGCACACTATTACTCAAAACAATTGGATTGTTTCATTTAACACATCCGATATAAACCCTTACAGTATTACCATCTAGGGGGAACAATGCCTTTATGCCCGCAAATCACTAACACGCCAATCACGGTTACACAAACTGCAGACTTCACAGTTTCAAGCGTTTTGCCAGTAGTGGCAGCAACAACAACACAAGTCAATGCTGCAAATGCAGCGGCAGCGGCTGCATTGGCTGAAGCTGAACAAGCACTTGCCGATGCTGCTACTGCAATTTCAACTGCAAATGCTGCCAATGCTACGGCAACTGATGCGGCTTTTGAGGCTGGTGTAGCTCAAACAACTGCCGATGGTAAAAACACAGTTTATTACGGAACTGCAAGTGCGCCTGGAACTGCAACCATTACTGGCGCATCAGGTAATGGAACATCTGTTACATACACCGCTTACAATGGTTTTGTTGTTGGACAAACAGTAACGGTCAGCGGAATTGCTAACATTCCAGGGCCACCAATCACACCATCACCTTACAATTTAACTGGTGTAATTACATTTGCATCATTTACACAATTCCGAATTGCAAGCACCGCAACTGGAGCATATACATCGGGTGGAACTGCAAACATTAGTGGTTTGTCCTACAAGACTGGTGACATTTATTTTCAATATAACACCAGCCGTCAGGTCATAGCACAATCAACTTATGATGGTTCATCTTTTGTTTCAACCCCAATAACTAACACAGTTATTGCAAACCTTGATGCTGGCAAAATTACCGCAGGCACGATCACGGGTATTGCGTACAATAACGGTTCAGGAACTTTTTCGGTTTCACCATCAGGAAATCTTGTTGCATCAAGTGCAATCATTACAGGTCAAATCACTGCAACTTCAGGTTCATTTACAGGCGCAGTTTTTGCCTCATCGGGTTCATTTACTGGTTCGATATTTGCAACTTCAGGATATATTGGCTCACCGTCAACTGGTTGGCAATTCACTTCAAGTGGCTATTTATACAGTGGTGACACAACCCTTTATCCAACAACTTCACCTGGTGGAGATGCCAATACTTACTCAATTTTCACAGGTCGTGGAGTTTATGCAGAGCGTGCTTACCTAACAAATACAACTGCAACTGCAGTATTTACGCTAGGCGGTTTATACGCCAATGGTTCAGTTATTGGTGGTGCAGGTGCCTTTACTGTCAATTCATTAGGTGCAATTACGGCAGTTACTGGCATTACACAATCTGGAACATTGACTGGAAACACTGGAATTACATCCAGCGGAACTATTACAACATCAGGCAACATTTCAACTACAAGTTCAGGAAATATCACTGCATCAGGCGAACTTAACGCCGCAGGTCATCAAACTACTGGAAACACTGCAAATGGTTTTATCTTTACAACAGGTGGTCGAATAGCTCGTTCAACGGCATCATCTGAGCGATATAAAGAAAACATTGTTGACCTTAAAGATGTTCCTGAACTTGACCCGCACAAATTGTTGGATTTCAAAGCGCGAGCGTTTTCATACAAGGCTGATCATCTTGCAAACGATGATCGAGCTGGAGTATTAGTTCCTGGCCTTATTGCCGAAGAAGTAGATGCTATTTATCCATTATGCGTTGATTACGAGAATGGTCAAATTCAAAACATCAATGACCGCGCCATTTTAATTAACTTATTGGCACTTGTTCAAGATTTATATAAAGAAGTTCAAACACTCAAGGGGGAATAATGGAAAAAGAAATAGACATTCAAGAAGTCTTAAAAAATATGCGTGAAACCATCGGCGTACTTGCGCAAGAAAATGCAGTTCTAAAAGCACAAATCACATCACTTAACTCATAACGGGAGAACCGCGCAAATGACACCAGCAAACTGGGCAGGCTTAATTGTTTCTATTATTGCAATCGTAAGTGGATTTGCAGGGGCAGTTCGATGGCTTGTAAAACACTACTTAGCCGAACTCAAGCCTAATGGTGGCAGTAGTCTAAAAGATTCAGTTAATCGCCTTGAAGCCCAAATGGAGTTAATCCTAGAGTTGGTGAAGTCAAAGTGAAGTTAGCAAAGAAGGCATCACCAGCGGCAGTGGCAGTGCTACGCCAAGCCACCGCCCTCAAGCCATTGCGCAAGAAGTTATCTGATGGCCTATTGCCATCTGCTGCCCATCAGGTTCAAAATCCAAAGTCAGATCACAATACTGGCCTAGCCGTTGACCTGACCAATGACCCTGCAAATGGCATTGATTGCGTTGAAATCTTTGAAAAGCTAAAAGAGGATAAGCGCGTTGATTATTTGATTTTCAACGGCAAAATTTGGTCAAAGGCAAGAGCCAAAGAAGGCAATCGCAAATACACGGGCGTAAATCAGCATCATAAACATCTTCATATTTCAATCAAGGCAGAATCGGCTAATGATACTTCACCCTGGTTTTGGTGGATGAATCAGCCAAAGATAATTGCACAAATCGGTGCTAAAATCGTACCAATTCCTGCAAAAAAGGCATATAAAACTGAAGTTTGCACTTGTTGCAAAGTTCACGGTAAATAGGGAGTTATACAATGGAACAATTCAAGCAAATCACACTTTCTTGGTTTCGCGCAGCGGCGGCAGCAAGCATTGCCTTATTTCTTGCGGGCGAGACTGATTTGAAAACTCTTGGAATGGCTGCCCTTGCTGGCGCTGCTGGTCCAGTTCTCAAGTGGCTAGATTCATCAGCCGTAGATTTCGGCAGAGGTTCAAAGTAATTCACCCTTAATTTTTGGAGTAATTAAATGGCAGCAGGTACCTTAGATTTTACGATTGAACAAGGGGCAACTTT